TATCATTTCTAGCTTAAATGCTTTAAAATCGTCTGAAGCATTGTGAAAAGCTACACCTGTATTTGGTCTTGTTTGGACTAAAGTTAATGTTTTTGCCATAATATCTCCTTCATATCTATTTATATCTTGTATAAATAGTAATATGAATTTAAAGATGGAGATAAACGTATGATAACAATTGACAAAAAAGAGTATGATGAAACGAAGTTTAGTCCTGAATTACAGAATTGCATAGCAGTAAGACAAGAAATCCAGGTAAGCAAAACTAGACATTTGATTGAGATTGAAAAGATAGATGTTTTAACTAAATATTATAACGAAAAAATAGTCAAATTGATTAAAAAAGAAGTACCAGAATCCGAGAAAAAATAATGGCAGCAATAGCTAACTTAACCATAGACCAAGGCGCAACCTTTAGTTCAGACGTAACTGTAAAGGATGCTAATGGTAATCCGTTTAACCTGACTGGTTATACGGCAGCGGCGAAGCTGGCTAAAGGTTTTGCTTCCACAAGAACAAGAACTAATATGACTACTTCAATAGCGGCAGACGCTACTACAGGAGTAGTTACTCTCTCATTAACAGCAACCCAAACAAGTGCTTTGGATGCTGAGAGATATGTGTACGACCTTGAAATTACTTCTGGTGCTAATGTTACTAGAGTTATTGAAGGCATTATAACCGTAAGACCACAGGTTACTGTCTAATATACTATTATAAATATTCAAAGGAGAGATATTGTATGGCAGATATTACAGCTACGGTAGGTAACAAAACTACAACAACAGCAAATATTAATGTAAATACTGGAGATGGTCCAGAATCGGTTTCGGTAACTTTACCATCTACTGTCGCAGTACAAAATTCTTCCCTAAAATTCGCTCTTCTTGGTGATGTTGAAACAACTAATTTAGATGATGGCGCTATGATACAATATAGAGCAAGTGATGGTAAATTTGTTACCAGAACGGAAATAGTTACAACAACAGGAACACTATTATTTAATTGTGGGAGTTTTTAAAAAATAGCATATGGCAACAGTAATACAGATAAAACGTTCAACAAGTACTTCAGCACCAGCAACATTAAAACTTGGGGAATTAGCATTTACTTATGGAACAGGAACTCAAGGTAATCTAGGAGATAGATTATTCATTGGGGAAGGTGGAGTTGATGGAAATGGTGACGCAAATAATATATCAGTTATCGGCGGACAATATTTCGCTGAAATGTTGGATCACGTACAAGGTGCATTAACAGGAAACGGTGCTGTAGTAGTAGATTCAAATAAAGCAATAGACGAATTCATTGTAGGTAATTCTACTAGTGTAGGTGGAACAGTAAAATTTAATGAAGGCACAAATAATGGTGCAAACTTTGTAGGACTTAAAGCTCCTAACTCACTATCAGCTACAACAACATTTGCATTACCAGGCGCTGATGGTTCTGCTGGTCAGTTCTTAAAAACTGACGGTGCTGGTAATTTAGAGTTTATGACTGTTAATCAATATATTGATTTAGCAGGTGATACAGGAACAGACCAATACAATACAGCTGAAACATTAACTTTCGCTGGTGGCGCAGGTATGGATACAGTTGTTACCGATAACAATGTAGAAGTTCAGGCAAACACATTAACAGATTCAAATTTATCAGGTAGTGCAGGAATATCAAATGCTAATTTAGCAAATCCTACAACAACAATAGGTAGTTCGGTATTAACTTTAGGTGCTACTGAAACAGATATTGCAGGATTAACTTCTTTAGTTATTGATGACATTACAATTGACGGTCAATCAGTTACAACAACAGCAGCAAATAAAAATATTAATTTAACACCACACGGAACAGGTACAGTTATCTTACCAAGTGGTTATGAAGATAGAGCAGGATTTCAAAATCAATCAGTTGCAAACAAAGCATACGTTGACCAAGTTGCTCAAGGGTTAGATACTAAACCATCTTGTTTAGTAGCAACAACTGCTAATTTATCAGCAACTTATAATAATGGAACAGCAGGTGTCGGTGCAACATTAACAGCAGATATTAACGGTGCATTTTCAGTTGATGATGTATCACCAAGTGTTAGTGCTAGAATTTTAGTTAAAGACCAAACAGACGCTAGCGAAAACGGTATTTACGTACTTTCAACTGTTGGTGATGGTTCAACTGATTATGTATTAACAAGAGCAACTCCAGAAGACCAACCATCTGAATTAAGTGGTGGTGCTTTCGTATTTGTAGAAGAAGGTACTATCGGTTCAAATAACGGTTATACATTTACACATACAGGTGCTCCAACATTTGGAACAACTGATTTAGATGTATCACAATTTTCTGGTGCAGGTCAAATTACTGCAGGTGCAGGTTTAGTTAAAGATGGTAATACGATAGATACAAATCCTGACAATAGTTCAATTGAAGTTGCAGGTGACCAAATAAGAGTTAAAGCATTAGGTGTAACAAGTGCTATGTTATCAGGTTCAATTGCAAGTAATAAACTTGCTGATCCTTTATATTTTGCTGATGAAACTTCAACACAAGGACAAGTAAGAGTCGGTGGTGTTTTAGAATTTTTAGCAGGAGAAGGAATTAATACTATTGCTACTGGTAATAAATTGCAAATTGTTGGAGAATTAGCAAGTACATCAAACATTGGTGTTGCTTCTTTTTCTACTGATAATTTTACAGTTACATCTGGTGACGTTGAAGTAACCACAGTAGATGGAGGAACTTTCTAATGTTTAATTGGATAAAAAAAATAAATAAATGGCTCGTTAAATCATACGATCCTATCATAAAACAAGAAACAGTATCATTAAAAGATTTAAAGAAGAAAACCAAAATACAATTAGAGTCTATCGGTAGACGAATGGGAATTGAATTAGATAGAAGAATGTCAAAATTTAAATTAGTAAATAGAATAAAATTTAGAGCAAAATTAAAAAGGAAAAAGTAATCAATGGCAACAAAAATTAAACCATATCGTACAGAAGTAGCAACTCGTATTCCAGACTCAAATAATATGGATATTGGAGAGTTAGCTGTTAATGTAACAGATGGTAAATTTTATATAAAAAAATCAACTGGTCAAGTTAAAGAGATTGGTGGTGCAGGTTCAGTAACTTTGCAAGACGCAACTAGTAATGGTTCTATTACAAATAGAGATATTACTATGAACGGATCAAATTTTATATTTGAAGGAAATTTAGAAAATGCTTTTGAAACTACTTTATCAGTAGAAGAACCAACAGGTGATAGAATATTAAAATTACCTAATACTTCAGGTACTATTGGTACCTCGGATGACGCATTAGCATATTCTGTAGTTTTTGGTTCATAATATTGATTATAAAAAATTATGCCATCATCATTTAAAAATGCAGGAATTAGTGTAGGGGTTTTAGATAATTCCTCAGGAGATTTATATACAGCAGGCGGTACTGAAACTGCTGTAATTCACGCATTATATATTTCAAATAAAAGTGCTTACAGTACAGCAAGAGTTAATGTAAAAGTTACTGTTGATGGTGGAACGACATTTAGGCATATAGGTAAAAATTTAGAAGTTCCTGCTGGTAATACATTAACTTTAGATAAACCAGTAAATTTGGAGAACAATGACGTATTAAGAGTGGTCGCTGATCCTTCTCCTGATTCAACTTCTGTTGATGTTGAGGCAGTAGCAAGTATTTTAGCAATCACTTAATAAATAAATATAGAGAAATAAATGGCATATATAATCCCAACATCAATAAAGAAATTAAAAGTATTCAATGGTATAAGACGTACTACGGAAGGTATGTGTTATCTATCTTCTATAAATCCTAACGTAGGTTCTGAACTGATAGAAGTATCAAAGTACTATGAAGATGGTAAATCAGATAGTGTTGCTAGAGATGAAGGAGATTACCTTGAAGAAAGATTAGAGATGTTTGAAGTTCAATATTTCACAGGTGATGGTTCTACTAAACAATTTACACTAACAACACCAGTTTTAAATGAAACAAGAATAGCAGTATTTTCAGATGGTGTTAGACAAGACGCATATTCAACTTATACATTGACAGGTGGTACATCACTAAATTTCGTATTAATTCCAGCGACAGGTGCTAGTATTGTGGTTGGTCAAATTAATAAAAGATACTATAATAACGATAGTGATAGGTACCAACAAATTAAATATTCAGATGATACCACAACTACTTTTCTTATAAATAGTACTAGTGGGGATTTGGTTAGAAGAGCAAATCAAATAGTAGACAGGTCAAAGTTAGCAAGTGATGACTTTAATACTTTTGAAAATTTAACAGCGTCTGTTAATACAACAACTTATCAAAGTGCTGTTTAATATGGACAAAATTAGGTAAAAAGAGAGAAAAATGGCAGATTTCAAATTAGGTAGACTTAAATTTAAATGGAGAGGTGATTGGGCAGGAACAACTGGCTATGTCATTGATGACATTGTTAAATATGGTGGTAATGCTTATGTGTGTATTAAAAACCATACATCACCAGCTAGTGAAACAGATTTTTACACAACTCCAGCAACTTACACTACAAACTGGCAACTACACCAAGAGTCATTTTACTTTAAAGGTGCATATGCTAACGCAACTTGGTACAAATTAAACGACCTAGTTTCTTATGGTGGTAAACAATACCGTACTACTACTCAACATACATCATCAAGTTTAGTTTTAGACCAGTCTAAATTTGAACAATTTAGTGATGGTATTCTTTTTAAAGGTGAGTATGCTTCTTCAACACAATACAAATTAAACGACCTAATTAAATACGGTGGTAGAACATATAGATGTACTACTGAACATACATCAGCGTCTGGTGGAGATATTAATATCGTATTAGGAAACTTTACAATTTATAGTGAAGGTTTAGCATTTAAAGGCGACTTCACAGTTAGTACATATTACAAATTAGATGATGTTGTTAAATTTGGTGCATATCAATATAAATGTATTATTGCTCATACTTCGGGTGGTACTTTATCAGATTTCACACAAGAAAATTTTACAGTTTATTCTGAAGGTTTACAATTTGAAGATTCTTATAACGCTGCTACACTTTACCAAAAAGGTGATGTAGTAACTTACGGAGGATATTCTTATGTTTATGTTCAAGCAGATGAAGCTACTGGACAAACACCTGGAACTCCAGCTGTACAAGAATCAACAGGTGGAGATATTACTACATCAACTGCTCACGGAAGAACTGTTGGAAATTTAATTGAAGTAAGAGATATTACGGTATCCTGTGATTCAGGAAATAAAACATATCCAATACACTCAACTAATACAGAATTTACAGTAGAGGCAACTAATTTATCAGCAACTGAATTCCAAATTAATTTAGGAACAAGTACTGTTGCACAATCTTATGTTAGTGGTGGTACCGTTCTTAAATCTAATAATACTAGATTAGCAATTTCAGGTTTTAATTATAATATAGCAACTGGTAAAGTAGTAATTACTGTAC